CCCCGAAAACCCCTCTCTTATAAGGGTTTTCTGGCGTTTGAAAAATAGTTTTTGCCGCAAGCATTCACTCATTCGACACGGTTTCGTAACATTTAGGTTTACGCAAAGTGGTCGGATTGCGGCAGATACCGCCCGAAAGGTACGGTTTGATCATGGCTAACCCCGAAATCGATACGATGGCAACACGCCGGCTACTCATTGAAACCGGACTAGATCAGGCAGCGGCAGCAGAAACCGCTACAGAGTGGGCGTCGGCCTGCCGTGCGGTTGCTGGCCTGTTAGATCGTTACGATGAACTAGCACCACCGGCACGGCCACCATCAGGGGAGGAGGCTTTGCTTGCCGAACTCGCAGAACTCTCAAACATTAACGCCTAGCGCCCAGTCACTTGCTGCGATCCCGCAATTTGAGACGCGGCGCCGGCATGATCGGCCGACGTTGGGGCCCGCTGTTGAGGCTGTTGCCCAGCAATTTGGGTACGGCTTGAAACCGTTCCAGCGTCGGTTTGCTGACGTGGCGCTAGAGCTGGTACCGGATGAGGAAACCGGGGCCATGGTTTTTGCTTATGATCGGCTCTGTTTGTCGGTTGGCCGTAGAGCGGGCAAGACTTTTATTGTTTTGATGATGATGGTACGCGCCATGCTCGCTGAGAGGCGTGTAGGTGTCCGTTTCACGGCTCAAAACCGGGCGTCGGCTGTACTGCACCTGCGAGAGTCTTTTGTGCCTATGATCGACGACAGTCGGTTATCGGGTTTGTTCAGTCAACGCCTAGCGAACGGTTCCGAAGCGTTAACTATTCCCGGTAATGGTTCGTTTATGCGCCTCTTTAGCCCGTTGCCATCTAGTTTGCATGGGTCCCAGGCTGACCTTGTTGTAGTAGATGAGTGCTTCTCGTTCAGTAGCGAACGCGGAGCGGATCTAGAGACCGCAATAGCGCCTACTCTGTTAACTACCGGCGGGCAGCTCTTCCTAACGTCCGCAGCCGGCGACCTGTCGTCTACATGGTGGGCCGGTTTGCTTGATTCCGGGCGGGCAGCTACTCGAGCAGACACCGGGCGCGGCATGTGTCACATGGAATGGACCGCCGACGTAGACGACCTTGACCCCGACAACCCTGAAACATGGCTAAAAGCGCACCCTGGCGGGCTCAAAATGGCCGCATTGCAGTCCGCTTACGACGCCAACCGCGACCAATTCTACCGAACCATTCTCAACATAACGAACCGGACAGGCGCTACAGGTTCCCCGATTGATCTGCCAATGTTCCGACGTTCAATGATCGACCATGAACCCGATCAGACTGCAACGCTAACGTTAGGCGTTGACTGCTCACCGGATCAGGCCACGACAGCGCTTGTAGCGTGTATCGGCGGCGACATTGTAGAAGTAATCGACCACCGACCCGGCGGGCCCGACTGGGTACCCGGCCTGATAGCCCGCATTGTAGACAATCGCGACTGCCCGACCGTGGCGTTAGATTACGGCGGGCCCGCCGGTGTACTTGTAGCACCTTTGAAGGCGTTAGGTGTCCCGTTGAAGGCGTTAGGTTCCCGCGAGGTAGCTGCCGCTGCCGCTTCGCTCGCTGCCGGCATCAGTACCGGCGGGCTACGGTTCCGGCCTGACGTGTCAATGTCTGCCGCGGTTGAAGGCGCTAGGCGCCGCACCTACGGCGACGGCGGTTGGTCATATGCGCGCCGTGCGTCGAAAGCAGACACGTCGCCGCTTATTGCTGCATCACTAGCCGTTTCGGTTCACCCTGACGCATACATGAGCAACGGGCCTACCGTCAACTAACCGAAATAGTCGCATTGCGTTCCGCATCGTGGTACCGTTCCGCATCGTGGGACTGTTAGAGCGTTTGTTTAGCAACGGCAGCAATGTTGTCGCCGGTGGCTACACCGAACAGGCACAGCTCGCTGATCCGTTCAAGATTGCGACCGTAGTGGCCGGTAGGCAAGTATTGGCCGACCTTGTTTCTTCGTTCCCGTTGAAGGCTTACAGCCGCGACACCGGCAAAGAGCTCCCAACGTCAGAGTTTCTACGCCGACCAAACCCGCGTCAGCCGTCGTGCGACACGTTCGAGATGATCGTGAACAGCTTCACCCGTCATGGCGGCGCCTGGCTGCTGACTACCGCTGTCGGCTCTAACGGGTTCCCTCTCGCTATTGAAGTAATCGACCACGACCGGATCACCTACACGCTCAACGCCACCCGTACCCGTTTCGCGTCCGTACTGTTAGACGGCCAGAGATCCCTCACGTCTAACGAAATCCAATATGTTCCGTTCGTACTGGAATCGTCTAGCGTTGTCGGCACGTCGCCGCTTGTCACTATCGACGCCGCTCTAGTGCAACTCAACACCGCGATGGCATACAGCGCGTTCTACTACGGTTCAGCGTCAACGCCACCCTATGCCCTTGTGTCAAAGACCAGGCTAGGTACCGAAAAGAGCGCGGAAATGTTGGCGGCATGGCAGTCAGCGCGTGAACACTCACGGCCCGCTGTTATCTCCGGCGACCTTGAATTAAAAACGTTCGCCCCTACGTCAGCGTCCGACGCTTTAGTGCTCGAAGCCATCCAGTACCTTGACGCCACGGTTGCCAGAGTCTTGGGCATCCCACCGACCTGGCTGAACACTCAAGCGCTGTCTAGCCTCACCTACAGCACAAGCCGCGACGAAAGCAAACGGTTTATCAACACGACGCTGCGAACTAGCTACCTGACTAGAATAGAGGCAGCGATGTCGCAGTATCTGCCACGCGGTCAAGTTGCAATGTTCGACACGACCGGCCTTACACGCCTAGACGTTGACGCCCAGGTGCAAGTTGACGCCGACCTGATCGCTGCCGGCATTATGACCGTCGACGAAATCCGCGCCCAACGTGGACTAAACCCAATCGCTACCCCTACCCCTACAGAGGCGCCTAATGTCTGAACTACATCGTGAGTCTGCCGACATAGTGGCCGGAGACGGCCGCACAGTGACCGTACAGCTCGCAGAATGGGGCGAGCCCCGCACAGTGTCAGACGACGGCAAAACGACGTACCGTGAAGCGTTCGAGTCAATGGAACCCGCCGCAAAGGTACGCGTCAAGTCATCGCACGACGGCGAACTAATCGGCCACGCCGTAGCCGACTCCTACTCTGCTGAACCGCAGCCGACTATCGACCTGCATTTAGCCGAAACCGCTGCCGGCAACGACACACTAGCCCTGATCCAGTCCGGCGCCATTGACGCTGTATCTGTCGAGTTTCAACCGTCCGCAGCCGATTACACCGAAAAAGGGGTACTGCATCGCGTCGCCGCCAAAATCAACGGGATCGCTATGGCCTGGTCCCCTGCCCACTCCGCACCAATTCTTAACGTTAGAGAACTACCCGAACAGAAAGAGAACCCCCCAATGACCGAAGAAATCGTTACCCCAGACGCCGTTACCGCTGCCGATCTCGCAGCGTTCGGTGATGACCTGAAACGCGACATGGTTGCAAGCTTTGACCACTCCCGGCCCGCGCCTGAAGTTAACGAGCTGGACAAGTTCCGCACCGTTGGCGAACTCAACCATGCCATTTTGAACGGCGAAGCTTCCCCGGACCTTTACCGGGCGCTCGCTGACGACATTATTGCGAACAGCCCCGGCGTGAACCGCCCTAGCTGGGTCGAAGGCATCAAGCAGACCGTTAACTTCGGTCGCCCAACCATCAGCGCCTTCGGTACTGTCGCGGTTCCGACCGGCGCCGGTACCACGGTTACCTGGGCAGTGAACGCTAACGACGAGTCAACGCTTGTCGGTAAGCAGACCACCGAAAAAACTGATGTGACGTCGGCAGTCTGGAACGTCACGAGTTCGACCGAAGAGCTTGTTACCTATTCCGGTGCTGCCGATATCAGCCTTCAGCTATTGCGCCGCAGCTCACCGGCCTACCTGAACAGCTTCTATCAGGCAATGTACCGTGGCTACGCCATCACGACAGACACAGCTTGTGCTGCCGCTGTTGTGGCTGCCGCCACGCCATCTGCCGGTATCTTTGTTCCCGGCACCGGTGACGCAAGCGACTTGCGGGCTGCCCTGTTCACTGCTTCGACCGAAATTGAGAACGCTACGAACATGCCAGCCGCGTTCGTGCTCGTTTCGTCTGACGTATGGGGCGAAATCGGCAAGCTTGACGGTCTGCTGCCCGTCCCGTATGGCACAAGCAACGTTTCCGGTACCGCTACCGCTTCATCGTTGCAGGTCAACGTGTCCGGCCTTCGCGTCATCCATGACCGTTTCCTGGCGTCCGGTTCGATCATCGTGTCGAACGACAGCACAGGCGACTGGCATGAGGACGGCCCGATCAACATGGAAGCCGCCGACGTAGCTAAGGCTGGACTCAATGCCGGAGTGTTCGGTATGGGTCTCTTCGCCGCTTACGTACCGGCCGGCATTGTCAAGATCAACGCCGCAGCCGCAGTCAAAGCCAAGTGACCCCAGACCGGTAACGAGTGGAAGGTAGCGATGGCTTTAAATCTTGAAACAATCGCTACCGACGTAGCTTCACGGTTAGGTATTGACGAAACAGCCGCGCTAATTAGCGTGACTGCCGCCGTCGATTACATCAAATCGGATACAGGTGCCGATGATGATGAGCTGTCGGATGACGACGCCCGGTTAACCGGGTACGGCGTGCCGCTTCTAGCGATGCGCATGTATCAGGACTCCCCCATACCGGGCGCCGTCTCCGACTTCGACCCGACCTACACCGGCCAACGCGTTCCCCGCGTGCTGTACACGCACCTAGAGGAATACTGGAACCATCTACGTCACAACTTCGGTATCGCATGAACTACGAAGAGCTAGCCCTAGTACTAGAGGAAGCCGGTATCCCTGTAGTGCGCCCCGGTGCGCCTGATAAAGGTTTGCCGTGTATCTCTATCGAACCGACCGGCATGGCAGTCATGGACGGTTACCGGGCGTTATGGAACGAAACGAACATTGTCGTGAGATACGCAATCGGGTCGGGGAACACGTTCAACTTCGACCAGCTCACCGACAAGACCGCCACCGTTGTCGGGCTACTCATGCACGAAAAAATAGCGTTGGAACTTGAAATACCTGTTTACGGTCAAGCCGACGCCGCACAGCCCGCCCTCACCATGACTATCGGTTGCTCATTCCCATCAGATCACGAACTCTGTTAAACCCCCTACCACGAAACGAGACCCCCAATGTCTGCCCCCATCATCAACTTCGGACGCGGCACAATCGCTATCGGCGCAACCGCTGACCCCACCGCACAATCAGA